CGTTGTCAACCAAAAAAGTGCAGCCGGGTGCAATTTTTTTTTGATCCAGCAGATCAGAAAATGATACGAGTATCTTTTAAAAGCAATTTTTTTTTGATCCAGCAGATCAGAAAATGATACGAGTATCTTTTAAAAATTTTACGTCGGCTGCACCTTTTTGTTGACACCTACCCCGGTCTAAGGTATTATCACACTATCAACGGAATGGATGGTGCATATGCCCCGCGGAGTCTATGTTCGTAAGCCCCGGTCCGATCGCTTCGATAACAAGATCGATCGTGTGACACACATCGAACCGGCTATCTTTGAGACTGACGAGGAGATTGAGCAGAAGCTCAACGATCGTTTCGACGTTCTGTCTGAGATGACAGACGCCTGTCTAGCTGGTGATGTCCGGGCCATGATCGTCTCCGGGCCCGCTGGTCTCGGCAAGTCCTACACCGTTGAGACGACCCTTGAGAAGTGGGATCCATCGAATGATCGTCACGAGATCGTTCGCGGTTACGTGCGAGCTACTTCTCTCTTTCGTCTCCTGCACCGGCATCGCAACCCCGGTAACGTGCTGGTGTTTGACGACTCCGACTCGATTTTCAACGACGATAACTCGCTCAACCTGCTCAAGGCGGCGTGCGACACCAATAAGAAGCGTACTATCTCTTACATGACAGAAGCGGCTCTCGTCGATGAAGAGACGGCCGAGAGCCTGCCAAAGACTTTCGAGTTTAACGGCACGATCATCTTCATCACTAATCGCGACTTTGATGCTGACATCGATCGCGGGCACAAGTTTGCTCCTCATATGCAGGCTATGATCTCGCGTTCTCATTATGTTGATCTGGCCATGCGGACCCAGCGAGACTATATGATGCAAATTCGCCGTGTGGTTCGTCAGGGTCTCTTGGCTAACTCTGGTCTGAGCATCGAGCAACAGGAAGAGGTGGTTAAGTTCGTTGAGACTAACAGCACCAAGCTCCGCGAGCTCAGCCTCCGAATGGTGTTGAAGGTGGCCACGATCCGTAAGCGCAGCGGTGACCGGTGGCTGAGGAATGCGCGCGTCACGTGCTGCCGTTAATTAACGCCTAACAGGGCCGGAGCTCAGCTCCGGCCCTGCGTCACTTTTAAAAAAAACGGTTGACACGTTCCGGTGGTTGTGGTACTATCTGATCATGATCAAGGAGACTAGCATGCACGACAAGTTCAGCATCACTGTTAACCAGCTCCGTAACCTGGTGGATGCGTATTGCGAGCGTCGGTTTGACCCGCGTATCTCGATCGAGACTGCGTGCGAGATTGATATGATCATCGGTGATCTTGAGCAGATCATTAAAACTGCAGAAAAAAAGAGCAACTAGTCAAAAAAACGGTTGACAGCGCTGCCTCTAGTGGGTATAATAATCATATCAAGAGAGGGTTCGAACAATGTCCTTCCGTGAATACAGCGTCAAGCTTCTGGATGCCATCCAGGCCGGCCACATCGATCACGGCGACGTGATCATCGCGATGCTGATGAACATGAGCGAGGCCAAGGTCCGCGACATGCGCGACGGCAAGGTCACCGCGATCACCGCGATGCTGCAGAACATGAGCGAGGCCAAGGTCCGCGACATGCGCGACGTCATGATCACCGCGATCACCGCGATGCTGCAGAACATGACCTCGGCCGAGGTCCGCGACATGTGCGAGAACGAGGGCTGGTTCGAGGACGAGGACGAATTTAACTGTTGACACCCAGTACGAACTGTAATACCATACACTTATCAACGGAAGAGGTTACAACATGATCTATCAAGTTCGCCGCCAGAGCAACAATTACGTCGCGACGTCCACGACGTACAATGATGCTCTAGCGCTTCGCGCGCAGCTCCGTAAAAATCAAGCTATGCTCGCCCCAGATTCGAAGTTTGCGATTCGAATCCGACCGCGTCTGGGTAAGAATAATCCCGCCGCCCATATGTACTCCAGGCGCGGAGATCTCCACAAGCTGTCGCGACTGGATATTAAGCCTGAGCATGGCACCCGCTTTGATGTGTACGAGTATTTTCTCCGATAGTTCACCATCAATGATAATCCACTAGCGTCTACTATAGTAGCGGTATGTCAGCTGACATACCGCTATTTTTATTTTTATGCATGCATACCGATACCCAGCTATCATATAATCAAGATGCTTAAAAAGCAACTTTTTAAAAAACCCTTATATTTCAATAACTTATGTTGTTTTATTAAATATAGCAAAAATGTTTTAGAATCAATAACTTAGGCGAAAACAGCCCTCCTGTATGAAATAGGCCGGCTTGGTCGGGTTATCATACAGCTAGCGGATCCAGATTCATACAGGAGAGATTCTGGCCAAAATTTTTGAAAAAAATTGTTGACACGTTCTGGTGAGTGTGGTAGGATCTGATCATGATCAAGGAGGTACAGTAACATGGCTCATGAAATCGAGACGATCAACGGCAAGGCCCAGATGGCGTACGCCGGTGAGAAGCCCTGGCACGGTCTGGGTGTCGAGGTCCCTGCCGATCTGACTCCGGCACAGATGCTGGAAGCTGCTGGTCTGGACTGGACTGTCGAGAAAATTCCGGCGTACGCTGAAGTTGCCGGCAAGCGAGTCGCGGTCGGCAAGTCCGCTCTGGTCCGGACTAGTGATAACAGTGTCCTGGACGTTGTGTCCGATGATTGGAACCCGGTGCAGAACTCTGAAGCGTTCGAGTTCTTCAACGATTTTATCGCGCAGGGTGACATGGAGATGCACACGGCCGGTAGCCTGAAGGGCGGCACGATCGTCTGGGCTCTGGCTAAGGTGAAGGACGAGTTCGAGCTCTTCGGTGGGGATCGGGTTGAGTCTTACCTCCATTTCACCAATTTCCATCGCTACGGTTGCAGCACTGACGTGCGGTTCACCCCGATCCGCGTGGTCTGCAACAACACTCTCACTCTCTCGCTCAACACGCGTGCCGAGAAGATGGTGAAGGTGAGTCACCGCAAGGTGTTTGACGGTGATGAGGTTAAGGTGATGATGGGTGTGGCTCATGACAAGCTCATGCAGTACAAGGAGATGGCGTCTTTTCTCGGGTCGAAGCGCTACTCCAACGAGAACGTGATCGAGTTCTTCAAGCGAGTTCTCCCGGGTGCTAAGAAGGATGAGATGTCTCGCCTGGCTAAGATCAGCTACGACACGATCGAGACGCAGCCGGGTGCTGAATTCGCTCAGGGTTCGTGGTGGCAGGCTTTCAATGCCGTGACTCACACGGTCGATCACCTGGCGGCCCGTACGTCTGATAATCGTCTGACGTCTGCGTGGTACGGCTTCGGTAAGGGTGCTAAGACCAAGGCGCTCGAGACTGCTCTCGAGATGGCTGCATAAAGGGACCGGGTACTAAAACTGAATCGATTGAACGGGTTGGATCTTTATCCAACCCGTTTTCTTTTCAATGGGTTAGCTACGTATCTCCCTCCTGTATGAAATAGGCCGGCTTGGTCGGGTTATCATACAGCTAGCGGATCCAGATTCATACAGGAGAGATTTTGGCAAAAATTTTTCAAAAAAATTGTTCACACGTTCCGGTGGTTGTGGTACTATCTCATCATGATCAAGGAGACTAGCATGCACGTTATCAGCTCCAATCATTTCGAATGGGATAGCGCGAGGCAGTGGTTCTTCGCTGATATCAGCGTGTTGAAACTCGCTGGTTTCAATCTTTATAATAAGGAAGTTATACGAGAAAGATCATTGACCGGATTTTGGATGAAATCCGAACGGACGGGTAAAGAGCTGTGGTTCACGCAGGGCAATATTGAGCGTGATGATGATGGTGACGTCTTGTACTGGAACTTCACCGCGTTTAATCTGGCGAGTAATTCGTATGTTTATCTTCGTATCTTTAACGACTAGGACGCACGTGACCTGAACTGCTCTAGCTAGAGCAGTTCATGAACGAGCCGGTTAATAACCTAATCGTAACCGCTGAGACGGAACCGTCTCAGCGTTGCTGTGCGCGCAGCACAGACGCTTGATTTCACAAGAAGCTTCAATCGCTCGCCGGCGCGTGGATCCGGAATCACCCAACAAAAAAATATTGCTAATCTGCTAATTAACGGTTGACAGGTTCGAACAGCTGCAGTATAATGATACTACGGAAAATACAATAAAGTATAGAAAATGAAGATTGTTTCGCAGACCAAGAGGAAGAAGACCGGCAAGCCGGGATACACCCGCGTGTATTTCTTCCCGTCCGATGAGACTGTTCTGGAAAACATGCAGAACCGACATGATCGTCCGTACGAGACGTATCGATCGCTGCTTCCCTTGGTGCTAATGGCTGAGGGTGTTCCGGGTGACGTCTCGCGGGACGCGGTCTGGTCGCAGCGCGCCGGTTGCTCGTGCGGCTGCAGCCCCGGATTTATCATCAAGCGCCGCGGTATCACGAGCGACTATGACGTCTTTGTGAACGTAAGTTCGTAATCTCGAGTGATAAAACGGTTGACACCGGCTGCTAGCTAGTGTATACTAGATCTATCGGGACAGGGATTCCCTAGGGAGGAGATTCGCGTGGCTAAGATTGCTTCACTCAAAAAGATCGTCGATAAGCCGACGCGCACCAAGCGAGTCAAGCTGACTCGCAGCGAGCAGTACTTGATCAATATCAAGTACATGGGTGACGAGCCGGTCTTGTCTCGCGACGTATACGTTAGTGAGTCGGAATACGGGCGCGCTTTGAACTGGTACAACTACATGTGTAGTCGTAACCAAGCGCGCGAGTACCTCGAGACGTACCTGCATGATACGAATCGTCACGAAGATCTTCGCGCTGTTAAGAACGTTTCTGACTCCATGCTCCCGGAGACTCTGTGCTGGGTAGCGCGGATGCTCACGCGACGAGCAAAGCTGGCTAGTACGTCTATAGAGTGGATGGAGAATCAGTTAGCTGGAATTCGTTCCGGTGTGATTGGTAAGACTACTAAGTTAGCCGGCCAGGATACTCAGAGATCGGTTGACGCGACGGCCGTTCCGGATACTAGCACTAGTCCCGCTAGCGACTTTATCGGCCGGTTAGAGGAGGAGATCGACCGTGTTGGTTGGTCGATCTCCGTTTATGATCGACTGGTAGCGGAGGAGGCTTCTTCGTCGATCGCCGGCGCTGTCGCAGATCACTTTCGCGAAGTAGCATCTGAAGCTGCGCAGCTGATCGGCAAAAATCCTCATCGCGACTTGCTAGAGGGTTACTCCCACTACACGAAATCGCAGCTGAAGGAGCGCGCTAAGTTCTATGCGAGTATCATCTCAGATTGTGATCGATACGCACTGAAGAAGCGCGCTACGCGCAAGCCGCGAGTAGCAAAGCCGATCTCGAACGAGAAGAAGCTGCAGCGAGTAAAACTGCAGGCGGAGAGCAAGGAGTATCGCGCAGTTTCTCTACCGGCGGATCGAATCATCGGATCACTGGAAGTCTGGACTTTTAACACGCGATACAAGATATTCACGCGGCTCGTGGCGAGTAAGGGTAGCAGCTTGGACGTCTCGGGTACGTCTATTACCGGCTACGATGAGACTCAAAGCGGTACGTACCGCTCTGGACGAAAGTCTCTCCAGGCGGTGGAGACTATCCTTACCGGTCACACGAAGGGTATCAAGCAGCTGCTAGCTAGCAGCAAGAAGCTGGACAACATTCAGTATCGCTTGAACGAGAATATTCTCTTGCTGAGAGCGGCAAAGAGCGGTTAATAGTAACACGGAAGGTATGCGCGTATCATGCATGACACACTGGAGTCTAATGCTGCGTGGGAATCTATAGATAACTCGCCGCAATACAAAATATTTCGAAGTCAGTCGTACAGATACTGGAGACACATTAGTGATTGCGTGCAGCGCTCGATTTGTGAGGAGTGTGAAGATTCTATATTGGACCCGATTGAATCACGCGTGATGAACACGCAACACATGATCTGGTGCCAGCTACGAGATGATAACGAGTCGGGTGTGTAGCTCAGTTGGTAGAGCAGCTGACTCTTAATCAGCGGGTCCATGGTTCGAACCCTTGCACACCCACCAAATATTTGTTGAATAACGCGTTCTATATTTAACGGTTGACACACAGTATCCGGTATGGTATACTAGCAACATGATAGAGGATAGTCATTATGAGTAAGAAGTCAGTAGCGCGGGAACACGTTATCGAGCCGCTAAACGACGCACCTCTGGGCGTCGAACGAGAGGTAACGGCCCCGTGGGGTAGCATGGAACGAGCTCGTGTTATTCAATCTCACGAGATTGATGGATCACGACAGAATTACGCATTCGTGTATAAACCGATCGGAAATTTCGGTGTGCGAGCGTCTGTCTTTCGTCTAAGGGAGAATGTATAGATATAAGTGCCAAGGATGATATCGCGTTAGGTCCCATAGCTCAACTGGATAGAGCAATTGAAAGAGCAATTTTCCAATATAGTTTTTTTGCGCAGTATGAAAGAAATAAATGAATTTGCTCTCATGGTGAAACAGGACATCACACGGGTCTTCTAAACCCAGATTCTAGGTTCGAGTCCTAGTGAGAGCACCAAACAAAAGATTACTGTAGGTTACAGGTTCGAGTCCTGTTGGGATCGCCAATGCACCCCTAGCTTAATTGGTTAGAGCCAGCAGCTCATAACTGCTAATGTATCCGTTCGAGTCGGATGGGGTGCACCAATATATAGAACAGTATTGAGGCGTAGCAATCAAGGCGATCGCGCTCGGCTGTTAACCGAGAATAAGGTTGGTTCGATTCCAACCGCCTCAGCCAGTTACTAGAGGTTGGTATCACACGTGATACCATGTTGTTTGAAACGCCGGGTTAGCACAGTGATAGTGCAGTGGTTTTGTAAACCAAAGGTCGGAGGTTTGAATCCTCCACCTGGCTCCATTGCGGAAGAGTGACCGAGTGGTTGATGGTAGTGGTCTTGAAAACCACCGTACGCGAGAGTGTACCGTGAGTTCGAATCTCACCTCTTCCGCCGAGATACGGAAGAATGGCTGAGTGGTTTAAAGCACCGGTTTGCTAAACCGTCGTATGCCGATAGGCGTACCGTTGGTTCGAATCCAACTTCTTCCGCCAATACGCGACTCAGTAGTGTTTATGATCAGCACGGTAGCGGTAAGACTGACACTCTGCTGAGTACGACGTATAGAAGTGTAGTCGATTCTGGATACTGAGATGTAGTCTAGTCGCCAACGCTAATTCCAGAAAGACGTTCGAGGTACGCGTGAACTCGAACCAACGCTTGGCCCGTCGTTGTACTCCGTGTGCTTCTCGTTGAAGCGGTGTCATGAGTAGTAGCAGGGGAATCCATACTCAATGCGACTAATGATGCTAACGGGCCGGCCAATATTGTTATTGACACATTGCGAGTCCGATCAAAAAAGTTAAATCTCTGAAAGAGTTATATGATGTGCTACAACGTTCATGATTATCTCAAGGAGCTGAGTGTGGAACAGCTGCAAGAATTGTCAAACGAATCTAGGCTCTCATATTCGGTTTGTCTGATGCATCTTGAATATGATCTCAATATTGGAAATTGTATTCGCTCAGCTCATATTTTTGGTGCTAAACGCGTATTCATTTTTGGCAAACGCAAGTACGATTCAAGGTCAACTGTAGGCGCACACAATTATATTGATATCGTGAAATATGATTTTGAAGATCTAACGAACGAATCGATCATTGAAAATCAATTTGAGACTATGGTAGAGGATTACAATCTTCAACCTCTTCTTATAGATAAGACAGAAGCTTCTATTGATATCACGAATATTTTTGATAATTACGATCGATCAAAGAATCCGTGTTTGGTATTGGGTAACGAGCGTTCTGGAATTCCGTCTTGTCTGTCTAAAAAATATCCGTGCTTCCATATTCCGCAGAAGGGTGTTATTCGTTCTTTGAACGTAGCATCCGCGGCCGCTGTTGCAATGTACGAGTTTAGCAAAAATTTATAATCAATCGAGCATTCATAAATACCGGTATGATATCATAGAAGGGATTACACGTGATTGATACATTATTTTTAAGTGTCGTGTTTCTTATTGTTTTAGCTCTGGTCTTTGATTTCACTAACGGTTTTCATGATGCTGCTAATTCTATCGCCACTGTAGTAGCTACGGGAACTTTAACTCCCAAGCAGGCGGTTATCTTAGCAGCCGCTTGTAATTTTCTTGTGATGTTTCTAATAACTTTTAGTGTTGCTGCTACTATCGGTAAGGGTATAGTTAATCCAACGTCGATCGATCTATACGTTATCTTTGGAGCACTTTCTGGAGCGATCTCGTGGAACTTGATCACTTGGTACTTTGGTCTACCTACTAGTTCCAGTCACGCTCTAATCGGTGCACTAGTAGGAGCTACAGTAGCTAAGAGCGGAACTGATCCTCTTCTTTGGGACGGTCTTAGTAAGACGCTCATATTCATTGTAGCTAGTCCGTGCATTGGATTTATTCTTGGTGCTGGTCTCAACACTATCATGAGAAATATATTTCACGAAGAAACACCGCGACAGACGCGTTTCTTTCGTTACGGCCAGGTTGCTAGCGCAGCATTTTATTCGATGGGCCACGGTGCGAATGACGCGCAAAAAACTGCTGGAATCATCTGGTTAATTCTAATCGCGGCAGGATTAACTACAGCCGCTTCGAGTATACCGCTATGGGCTGTGTGGTTGAGCTTCATTGCGATGGGTCTCGGAACACTCGCCGGCGGATGGAGAATCGTTCAGACCCTTGGATTCAAATTGACTAGTCTAACAACACGCGGTGGATTTACTGCTGAGACTGGCGGTGGTATCATGCTTTTCGTTGCATCTTCAATGGGAATTCCCGTGAGTACAACTCATACTATTACTGGATCTATTCTTGGTGTCGGTGCTAGTCAGGCTAATCCGCGCGTTAAATGGAAAAAAGCCAGAGAGATCGTTGTTGCGTGGGTATTGACTATTCCTGCTGCAGCTTCGCTGGGCGCCGCGTTTGAACTTCTTTCACGTGGTATTCTTTAATTAAAAGGTTATATATAATTGATAGGACAGTATCGTTTGGATGCTTTACGCATGAAATTTGAATAGGACATAGTATTATCATGACACTTGATATCAATGGTTTATTTAAGAGCGATTGGCAAGAATCTGTACAAGAGACTTTAACGATTCAAGAATATTTAAATCTTTGTAAACGCGATTCTTTTGTATACTCTTCTGCGGCTGAGCGCATGTTACGAGCTATCGGTGAACCAACTAAAGTTGATACTTCTGCCGATACTAGATTAAGTAGAATCTTTTTGAATCGCACTATTAAAGTATATCCAGCATTCAAAGATTTTTACGGCATGGAAGATACTATTGAACGAATCGTTGGATTCTTTAGACACGCTGCACAAGGTTTAGAAGAAAGAAAGCAAGTACTATACTTACTCGGTCCGGTTGGTGGTGGTAAGTCATCTTTGGCTGAGAGACTTAAAGAACTAATGGAAACTTATCCAATTTATGTTCTATGCACAAATGACGAGATTAGTCCTGTATTTGAATCACCGCTGGGTCTATTTACAACATCAAAATTCCAATCAGTGCTGATGAATGAGTACGGTATTGATAAGAGATACTTGAATACGATTCCCAGTCCATGGGCTGTTAAGAGACTTAAACAGTTTAACGGTGATATATCTAAGTTCTGTGTTCGTAAGATGATGCCATCGAAGCTCGAGCAAATTGCTGTAGTAAAAACAGAACCCGGTGATGAGAACAATCAAGATATCTCGTGCTTGGTTGGTAAAACGGACATTCGGATGCTTGAAAAATTTTCACAGAACGATCCTGATTCTTATTCTTTCTCTGGTGCTTTGTGTAGAGGTAACCAAGGTATCATGGAATTTGTAGAAATGTTTAAAGCACCGATTAAAGTGCTGCATCCTCTTCTAACTGCTACTCAAGAAGGAAATTATGTCGGCACTGAAGCTATTCCAGCTATTCCATTTAGCGGTATAGTTTTAGCCCACTCAAATGAATCTGAGTGGCAAACGTTCAAGAACAATAAGAATAACGAAGCGTTTCTTGATAGAATTTGTGTGATTAAAGTTCCTTATTGCTTACGCGTTACTGAAGAACAAAGTATATACGAAAAGATGCTAGCGTCTAGCTCATTGAAAAATGAGCCGTGCGCGCCAGAAACACTGAAACTTATAAGTCGCTTCAGTGTTTTAACACGCATTCATGAGCACGAGAACAGTGATATTTTTTCTAAACTAAAAGTATACGACGGCGAGAATATTAAAGAAACTGATCCAAGAGCTAAGAGTGTTCAAGAATATCGCGATGCTGCCGGTGTAGACGAAGGTATGAACGGTGTATCAACGCGTTTTGCATTCAAAATTCTATCGCGTGTTTTTAACTACGATCCGGATGAAATCGCCGCGGATCCAGTTCATCTGATGCTAGTACTAGAAGAAGCTATTAGAAGAGAACAATATCCCGAAAGAATTGAAACAACCTATCTTGGATTTGTTAAGAATTACCTACAAAAAGAATATGTTGAATTCATTGGATCTGAGATTCAAAAAAATTATTTAGAAGCGTATGAAGATTATGGACAAAATTTATTCCTGAGATATATCTCATACGCAGATCACTGGATGCAAGAGATAGATTATAAAGATCCAGACACTGGTCAGTTATTTAACAGAGAAATTTTAAATACTGAGCTTGAAAAGATTGAAAAACCAGCTGGTATTGCTAATCCAAAAGATTTTCGTAATGAAGTAGTTAACTACGTTCTGCGTCAATCAGCTAAGACGGGCAAGCAAGTTAGTTGGTTGAGTTACGAAAAGCTTCGTAAAGTTATTGAAAAGAAGATGTTTTCAGCTACGGAAGAACTTCTACCAATCATTAGTTTTGGTGCTAAAGCTACCAGTGATGATCAAAAGAAACACGACGATTTTGTTTCACGCATGGTTAGTAAGGGTTATACAGCTAAGCAAGTTAGACGCTTAGTTGAGTTTTATATGCGTGTGAGTAAGTCGAGCTAATAAAATGTCTTTACCAACGATCATAGATCGTCGCAAGAATCCATCACAGAAATCTCTTAGTAATCGTCAAAGATTTATTGAGAGATTTCGTGATCAAATAAAAGATAGCGCTAAGAGAAGTATCAAAGGCAGAAGTATTTCCGATTCTGGCGATCAAGAAGTATCGATAGACGATCCTTCTGGCATCGACGAGCCACACTTCAGAAATAATCCGGATTTCGGTGAAAGAGATATAGTACTACCGGGAAATGACGGCCATCTTCCGGGTGATTCTATTAAAAAACCACAGAGCGATACCAGTGATGGTCGCGGCGGTGCTAAGAAAGCAGAAGGTGAAGATGAGTTTACTTTTTTGCTTAGTTATGATGAATATTTAAATATGATTTTTGACGGTCTAGAATTACCAGACCTAATAAAAACGAGTGATGCTTTTATTACTACACACCAGTTGAAACATGCCGGATTTACTACAACGGGTGTTCCAACTAATTTAAATATTGAAAGAACGGCTATAGCTGGTCTAAGCCGCCGTATAGCACTTAAATCACCAAAAATTTTAAGAATAGCTGAATTAGAAAAGTTATTAGAAGAAGAAACCGATGAAGAAAAAAGAACATCTATTCTAGCTGAAATAGAAGAATTACGTATTAGATCTAATGCTATTCGTTTTTTAGATAATGTTGACTTGCGCTATAATAATTTTGTTCCCCAACCAAAACCTATAACAAAAGCGGTGATGTTCTGTATCATGGATATTAGTTATAGTATGGGTGAGCGTGAAAAAACAATATCTAAAAAATTCTTTTTATTATTACACTTGTTTTTAAAGAAAAAATATAAAGATTTAGATGTAATATTCATTAGACATCATGAAGAAGCTAGTGAGTGTAGTGAGCAAGAATTCTTTACTAGTAGAAGTACGGGTGGTACTATGGTCAGTACGGCGTACGATCTTACTAAAAGAATAATTGATGATAGGTATCCAGTCAGTGATTGGAATATATATGTAGCTCAAACTTCAGACGGTGATAATTATGATGCCGATAATGAGGTTTGTGCTGTAATGCTTGATAAACTCTTGCCACTGTGTCAGTTTTTTTCTTATATAGAGATAGTATCGCCTAGAGACGATGGATTTATATACAATTTTTATTCTAACACCACTGAAAGTTTCTTGTGGGAAATAATTCATTTAGTTGCGAATAAGTATTCGCACGTTGAAATGGAGCAGATAGTGGATGAAGATGATATAGTTGCAGTGTTTCGTAGTTTCTTTGAAAGAAAAATAGATGGCTGAATTTCTTTGGAAAGAGTCTGATTGGAATTTTGATAAAATTCAAAAAGTTTATGATGCGTGTGAAGAGATAGCCATCAAAGAACTTAAATTGAATACGTATCCAAATCAAATAGAAATTATATCAAGCGAACAGATGCTAGATGCTTATGCTAGTATCGGTATGCCTATTTTTTATAAACACTGGAGTTTTGGTAAACATTTTTTGAACAATCAAAAAAGCTATCAGAAAGGTCATTCCGGACTAGCGTTCGAGATAGTTATTAATTCTAGTCCGACTATTAATTACTTAATGGAAGATAACACTATGACTACTCAAGCTCTAGTCATAGCACACGCTGCGTTTGGTCATAATCATTTTTTCAAGAATAATTATCTTTTTAAGCAATGGACTGATGCAGAAGGTATTATTGATTATTTAATTTTTGCTAAAGATTATATTAACGAGCAAGAAATTAAACACGGACGCGCAAGTGTAGAAAAATGGTTAGATAGTTGCCATGCACTTATGGATTACGGTGTCAGTAGGTACAAACGGCCAAGTAAGATTAGTAAAGAAAAAGAAAAAGAAAGACAGCGAGAAAGATCGGAATATCTGCAGAAAAGAGTAACTGAATTTTATAGATTACTTCCTCCTGAACCCGGTTCTATAGACAATAATAATCTGTTTAAAAAGTTTCCGGAACATCCAGAAGAAAATTTGTTATACTTTTTTGAAAAATATAGTCCAGATTTAGGTATCTGGCAGAGAGAAATACTAAGAATTGTAAGAAAAATTGCGCAGTATTTCTATCCGCAAAGCCAAACCAAAGTTATGAATGAAGGATTTGCTAGTCTAGTTCATTATGAGATTATGAACAGATTACATGATAAGGGTTTAACTACTGAAGCAGCACATCTCGAGTTTTTAGACCTCCATAGTAACGTTTTAACGCAGCTACCGTATAGTAGTAAGTATTATAACGGGTTCAATCCTTATAAACTGGGATTTACTATACTACGTGATATTCAAAGAATGTGTCAAAATCCTACTGAAGAAGATCTTGAATACTTTCCCAGTGTTAAAAATGCTGATTCTTGGGATATTATTCTTGATTCTGTAGAAAATTTTAGAGATGAAAGCTTCATCAGACAGTGGTTAAGTCCTAAAGTTATGCGTGATTTAAAACTTTTTTCATTGTTTGATGATAGAAAAGACACTGAAAAATATGTAGTTAAGAATATACACAATAAAAGCGGTTATGAAACTTTAAAAGAACAATTTGCGGATGAATATTTAGAATCTGCAATGGTTCCAAGGCTTGAAATAGACAATCTGAACAAAAGAAATAGAACTTTAACGCTGAAATATACTAGTCATCGCGGTTCTAGACTCTCAAATATAGAAAAAATGTTGCCGCACTTAAGAAATTTGTGGAGTAATCATAAAATTGAGATAAGAGATGAATTTGGTTTATTAATTGGCCACATTTAATGGTTGACAAAACTTAAAAGTTGGTTTATTATTACTTTATATTCACTGACGGCGTATAGTTTAATTGGTAAAACAGCGGATTTATACCCCGTATTAGCTCTAGATGGGAGCATGTTCTCGGTTCGAGTCCGAGTGCGCCGATATTATGGAAAATTTTATGAAAATGCACACAAGTAATACGTTTCCACATGAAATTGAATGCATTAAGCAAGAAAAACACTTAAATTATATTGAAGCAGTCATTTATTGGTGTGATCAGCGTGGTTTAGATGTAGAATATGCTGCTTCAATGATTAAAAAGGATTTAGCTCTTAAATCTAAGATTCAACTTGAAGCAGAAAATAATAATGTTCTTAAAAAGTCGGCGAGATTGCCCGTATGACTCCTTTCGAGGCGTATAAAACATACATGGCTCTAAAAAAACACTTTACCAGTGAATCATATGATTATTTTAAGTACAATGGTAAGTTGAAGCTTAATCAGGATAATTTCTTAAAAAGAAAGGATAAGTTTTTTTATGAAAAATTAGCCAGAAAAAATGATTTAGTCAATTTTTTGCTATCTAATCTAGTATTAAATCCTAATATATGGATTCGTGATTTACTTAATGATTCTGCTGAACACAATTACACTAACTGGTTAAAACGCATTCAATCACTAACATATACTATTAGTCAAGAAGCTTCAAGTCTTTTAGAAGATTTTGATAAAAATTTCATAATTGAAGAAGCTTCACATCCGTATCTTCTTCAATTATATTTGTCTAATAAAGTTTCGATTGAGACTTTATGTGTACTTTCTGATCTTGTAGGCTTTAAGAGCATCTGGGATAAGAAATTATCGGATGATGTAGTGTGGAAAGAAGTTTCACATATGATTGGAAAGTATTTGCGATTTATTAACTATGACAAGGAGAAGATTAGACAAATATTAGTTGACAAATTCACTCTTTAGGTGTTATATATAACCATGGAACTAAATTGGTTCCATATACAATAAAATATTAAACATATTTAATATACGGAGTTATACATGGTAGATTTTGCTACACTAAAAAACAATTCATCGAGTATGTTCGATAAGCTAACTCAGGAAGTTACTAAGCTCAATAATGTTGAGTATGGCGGTGATGATCGCTTCTGGTATCCGGATGTTGATAAAGCTGGGAATGGGTACGCTGTTATTCGGTTTCTTCCAGCACCCGGTGATGAAGATGTACCATTCGTGCGTATTTGGACACATGGCTTTAAGGGTCCAACTGGTCAGTGGTATATTGAAAATTCTCTAACTACTATTGGCCGGCCAGACCCAGTTGGGGAAATGAATTCCAAGCTTTGGAATATGTCAACTGATGATGACTCACCATCACGTAAGCAAGCACGTAACCAAAAGCGTAAACTTGGATTCGTTAGTAACGTATACATCATTCAGGATTCATTAAATCCTGAGAACAATGGCAAGGTTTTTCTTTTCCGTTACGGCAAGAAGATTTTTGATAAGATCAATGAAGCTATGAATCCACAATTTGCTGATGAAGCAAAAATGAATCCGTTTGATCTATGGAATGGCGCAAACTTTAAAGTAAAGATTCGTAACGTTGAGGGTTATCGTAATTACGACAAGTCTGAATTTGGTGAGCGTGGGCCACTATCAGATGATGATAGGGCTCTAGAGAATATCTGGAAGCAGTGCCATTCTCTACAGGAATTTCTAAAGCCAGAAAACTTTAAGAGCTATGATGAACTAAAGCTTAAGCTTGATAAAGTACTTGGTCTTGATCAAGTAACGATTGTAGAAAATAATCGCACCCGTTCAGCCCAAACACCAACAGAAGATCAGCTTCCGTGGTCTGATCCAAAGAATCATAATCAGCGTCAGCCCGTGCGAACACCAGTAAATGTATCTGCAGATGATGATGACGATGACATGGAATTCTTTAAGAAACTTGCATCTAAAGACTAACTAAAAGAGGGGAAATTTCCCCTCTTTTTTTATGCTGCTAAATTGTAAGCTGACATACTAAATAATTTTTGATAACGTGTCAAAGCATCTGGGGGCTCAACATTTCCAGGATCATTTGAATCGATCGGTGTTTGTATAGCACCAACACCGCGTTCAGTCTGATTCGATTCTTGATTTAACGGTGTAACATTTACGATCGGACGTGAACCTGCAGCTGACATAGCTTCACTTGTTTGGGATGCCTGTAATGCTGTAATACCAGTATTATTAGGCGAACTAATCATTTCGCCACCTGAACTACTATTACTAGCAGTAGCTAAATTTCCACCAGGTGATGCTGTATCAGGTGCAGATGGTGCAGTCGTTGCATCTTGTTTCTGATCAGAGCCGGCAGATATTAATGGTGCTGGATCTACTTGCTTACCATCTTTTATAATTTCAAAGTGTAAGTGTGGTCCAGTAGATCTACCAGTATTCCCTGAATTACCAATTATATCACCGGCTTTTACTTGTTGGCCTTCTTTAACACCTATGTTAGATAAATGTGCGTATCTAGTCTCAGTTCCATCTTGTGATTTAATGGTAACTAAATTGCCGTAACCACCATTATCTCCTGTGTTAGCTTTTATAACAGTACCAGCTGTAGCTGCTTTTACAGGTGTACCCATTCTAGAACCAAAATCGATTCCTTTGTGATCGCCCATGGCCCTCATACCAAACGGTGATGTTACTTTATCATCTACTGGTTTAATAAAATCACCTGATGTTACCGGTGGTGGTGCTTCTGTGCTCGGAAGATTATTTACAGCTGCTGATAATGGATCACTAGATGCAGCTGCGGCTACATTACTTGTTGTAGTCAATGGAGACGTAGAAATTGGCAATGGTGTAGTAGTAGTAGTTATATTCTGATTAGATAAAGATCGTATCGATTCACTGGGCGCATTTTTAATTTTGAATTCAAAGTTATTGGTGCTGAATATAATACTAGAAGCTGTTAATTTTATTTGATCTTTAGATTGTTGATTATCTATAGATGATATTTTTGTTATATTTTCATATGGTAATGGAGCAGTTTCAAAAGATTGTTTTTGTATATTATCAGGAGTTATTATCTTAGTAGGTATATCATCAGAATTTTTATTATTGTTCTCTAAAGGAACTGATGGTACTACTGACGGTAATACTAACGGTATTGCTGGTGTAGCAGGAACTGCTGATGTAGCAGGAACTGCTGGTGGTACTGCTGGTGTAGCA